ATGCGTTTGGGTATGTAAATGATGATACTAAGAGTGAGTAAAGATGTGTGTTTAGTGTGTAGCCCTCAACTGTGTGTGTTTCGGTTGGGGGCTTTTTAAAATGTTTTAGGGTTAAAAATGGGGCTGCATTATTCTTAGTGCGGCTTTTTTGTTTATATTTGCGTCATGACATTCACATCAAATAATCACCCCAACGATAAGTTTTTTGCAGCACTGTTATTAGGCTGCATACTTTGCATAGCTGCATTTTTTATATTGCTATCTAGTAGCTGCAAAAGTGCCGAAAAGAAACAAGCCAAGTTATACGGCAAGTTCGACAAACTGAAACGCAAAGCAGATGCAGACAGTGTGCTAAAGGTTGTGCCGAGCAAATGGAGTTTGGCTAATTTCCCAGTGAAATTAAGCGGAACTAAAACCGTTTATTTGCCGAGTAAGAAAGTAGTAACGCATGATACCATTACTAAAACCAACACGATAAATGATACTACATACATCACTAAGTATGTAACCAAGTACAGTCATTCAGTTGACACACTACGCACAACCGACACAATACTAGATAATAGACCATTGACGCAATTACAGACCGATTACAGGGCGTTAGATGCCAAGTTGATACAAAGTACTACTAGGGAACTATTAGCCACAGAAACGAAAAATAAACAGCGTAGTAAGTTATTGTGGTCAATCGGATTGAACATACTACTAATACTGCTTATAATTGCACACTTTTTGCGTAGATTTGGAATATTGAATTAGTCAAGTCGTTTCAATGGTAAGACGGCACATTTGCTGATACGGGTTCGAGTCCTGTCTTGACTACGGTTTTTTTCATACGATTTAATTTTCCCTGACTATTTCTATGGTTGGGGTTTTTTATTGCTACCTTTACCACCAATAAGTGTAAGCATATAATTTGACATTGCAATTATTTAGTAATAATATACCTTTACAACATGAAAGACCCATTAAGCATACAGCGAATAGCAACTACACACCCATTAGTACGTGATACCTTTACACGCTTCATAGATGCCGCAGAAAGCGAGTTAAATATAACGCTAAGGGTAACACATGCACTCCGTACAATAGCCGAGCAAAACGCACTATATGCGCAAGGGAGAACAACAGCAGGTAAGATAGTTACTAATGCTAAAGGGGGGCAATCGTTTCATAATCTAGGACTTGCCATTGATGTAGTGGAGTTAGTAGGTAAAACTGTAAATTGGAACTTTGATTACAGCAAATTAAAGCCTATAGCGGATAGGTTCGGCATAGAGTGGGGCGGTACATGGAAATTTGTTGATAAGCCACATTTTCAGATAACATTTGGTTATACTAAAGCTACACAATTAGCAGTGTTACCAAAAGATAGTAAAGGATACCCAATAATAAAATAATAATTTCAACCTACTTAAATTTGTGTATTTTTGCCGACATTATTCACATAATCACGTATAATGGCTAATCAATACACACCGAGTAAGTATGAGTATTTGAATGATGAGATATTAGCAGAACTAAATTCAGGCGGTTCAGCAGCAGGTACAGCCCGAAAAATAGTCGATAAACACAAGTTAGATGTAACCCCCGAAGCATTTAGGCTGCATATAAGGGCGTTACAAAAGAAACAACAGCACCCACTATTAAGTGATGAATGTGAACAATTAGGAATACCGTTAGATGAAGTTAAGCACTATTGGCACAAGGGTAAGCATTTCTCTTTATTTGTTGATGGTAAAGGTCAGCAAGTTAGCTATGAAGATATACGCAATTCTATCATAGCAGATATAACCAACTATGCACCCATATACCCGACCATACAATACAATCAAGACAGCGAAGGTTATCTGCTAGTAATTGACCCAGCAGATATACACCTAAACAAGTTATGCAGTGCATTTGAAACGAATGATGCATGTAATCATGACATAATTTACAATAGAGTAATAGAGGGCGTTAAAGGTATATTAGGGTACGTAAGGGGCTTTAAGATTGACCAGATACTATTTGTAGCAGGTAACGACATACTGCATGTTGATAGCCCTAAAAACACAACCACAAGCGGTACGCCACAAGATGCGTCAATGATGTGGTATGATGCTTTTGTATTAGCTCGGAAACTACTAACAGAGTGCATAGAATTACTACTACCTATTGCACCAGTTCACTTTCAGTATAACCCTAGCAATCATGATTTTACAAATGGTTTTTTCCTTGCACAAACTATACATGCGTGGTTTGCGAAATGCGAAAACATTACATTCGATACATCAATGCAGCACCGTAAGTACTACACATACGGTCAGAACATAATCGGTACTACACATGGCGATGGAGCAAAAGAAACAGATTTAGCATTATTAATGGCACATGAAGTTGGTGAAAATTGGCACAAATGCAAACATAGGTACTACTATACGCACCACATTCACCATAAGAAAAGTAAAGAGTATATGAGTGTATGTGTGGAGAGTTTACGTAGCCCAAGTGGTACAGACGGTTGGCATCATCGCAATGGTTACCAGCACAGCCCAAAGGCGATAGAGGGGTATATACATAGTAAGAATAACGGTCAGATTAGTAGGCTAACGTACATATTTTAAAAGAAATAGCCCACTATTTAAGGTAGTGGGCTATTAGTTTATTTTGTGTTTATTTCACGTTGCAAATACCAAATAGCTTTATTAATATCTTGTTCTTTGTTTCCTTTCCTATCAGCACGTAAAAGATATTTCAATGCGTTTCCCATATTAAAATTTAGCTTAAAGGCATCAATAATATCTATTACCTCAATGCCGTTAACGGTGTAATGCGGTGGGTGGTTGACCATGTCGGGCGTATTATTCATGTTCTAGTTAGTTTTTGATTCTATTATAGTTAAAAATTCGGTTGCGTTCAATGCGTAAGTATCACCCATTATAACATCTTGTAATTCAGGGTGCATACCTAGCAGATTGTCTATAATGGCTATTACCTCATCTCGTGTGTAGTGCATTTTAAATTGTTTAAAAAGTTATCAAAGTCATTATCATCATTTAAAAAGCTATAATTAAAAGCCTCTCTCATCATCTCATAAACCACACCAGCAAGCACCATTTTAGCCTCAATTTCGGCTTCAATTTCGCTTTGTGAGGTAATCTCTACAAATGGTTTGTTTTGGGCTTGTTTTAGCTTATTAATCAGCAGTTCGGCTATTTTAGTTTGTTGGGTGGGTGTCATTGTTTATGTTTTTTAAGTATAGTTAAAATAAAATCAATACCATGTGATAATGCAAGGTCGTGAGTGTTAAATGGTGTTTCGTCATTATCCCCGTATGTATAAGTATGACCGTCATCATCAGTAACAATGTATGACCATGTGCGATGTTTATGACCTGCTATTACAGCTACATGCCAACCATGTACAGTACGTGTCCATGTTGCAACATCTACTAACTTTGGTGCAGACATAGCCAACTCTAATATGTTATAGTTGTATTTATATGCTATTCTTTCATAAATTATGCTACCAACGACTGAACTGTAGTAATGCGTATCAGGCACATCATACCCAATCTTTTTGAGTATTACCGATTGTTCGGGGGTGGTTCTTGTGTGTTCCATTATTTTTTATGTTGTTTTAAAATGTTCATTGCATCGTTTAGCGTACTAATTGTAGCCGCTAACAATATGCAGTTTAGGAATATTAAGCCTATTATAATTTGCTGCATTATTTAGCGTTTAGTTTGGTTATGTAATCTTGATATTCGGCTTCGGTGGCTGGCTGCAAATTACAATCTACAAGCCAACTAAATATATTGTGGTCAAACTCACGTAATAATAAATTACTACCTTCCATTTTCCAAATTACTTTAAATACCCCTACAGGTTTAGAAGATAATAATTTACCTTTTACGTATTCAGGTAGTTCATTTTTTGATACATGTTCCCACCACTTTAAAGGGCGAAATAAATGCGGAAAATCAGGGCAAAATGTAACCCATCTTTGTGGATTAGTTTCCTCATCATGACCCCAACAATCGCCACATAATGCGTGTTGCTTTGGGTATAATATATCCCCTTTGAACAAGTGCGTAAAATGCGGCATCGGTGCTACTACCTCGTATCTGTTATTGCTCATTATATTGTGCTTTTAATAGTTCCAAATGTTTAATTGCCTTATCGCTTTCCTCACGTATTACACGTATCATATCGTCTGCTAAGGGTGGCGGTATCTGCTTAGTTTTACCCTTGCAAATGTCATATACATATTGGGGGTGTACTTTTAGTACCATCTTATCCCATAGCTTGATTGCTTTAAATAGGTCGTTTATTCTCATTAGTTTGTGTATGTTTTAGTGAAGTAATTTTGTTTGCTAAATTTTCCCATGCCTGTTCAGGGGTGTTAAATTTTATAGTTATATCGTCACCGCCCTTTTTATTTTTTATATAATACTTAAAAGAGTGAGTTCCCGATACGTTGTAATCCCATTCGCAATATGCCATAGGGTACACCGATAGTACCTTTTCTTTCGCTGTCATTGTTATTGGTTGTATGTTTTGGTGAAGTAATCTTGTGTGTTTCTATACTCTGAAATACCATTGAATGAGATTGCTTTGCTATTTATGCCACCTACCTTATAAGCAGTCTCGATTGTTTCACGCTCGTAGGGTAAAAGGTCGGTAAGTATCTGTATTGCTTCATTAAAGCATGTAGCGGCATTATCTACACCGTCATAATCTTTTATTTTACTTTGTAGTTGCTCAATAGCCCGTTGTAGTGCTGTATCTGCCATGTGTTATAATTTTTCACAAAGATACACTACTTTCCCGAATAAACAAATAAAAATATTTTTTTACAAAAGTTTGTAGTGTCAAAAAGTATTTGTACATTTGCTAAACATTAAACGATAAAAACATGACAAAAGAAACACAAAACACAATAGTAGCGGAGATTATTCCGTACGATTTCAGACAGTCAGAACAATACGGCATGAAGCCACAGCCAAATGACGATGATGACGATTACGAAGACACAGATAATTAATTTAACCGATAAAAACAACACAATGGCAAACATGGCATACTGTAGGTTTGAGAATACCTACAACGATTTACTAGACTGTTACGAACACTTTGAAGAGCCAAAAAACGACAGTGAAAAAGAGTACAGATATAAGCTACTGAAATTAGCAAAACAAATTGTAAACGAATATTCAACAGAAGACTAAAACCAAACAAAATGAGCGCACTAAAAAAACTACTCGATTTCGCAGACCAATTACCTACTAATACAGGGATTGAATTTCTGCAACTGGTACAAGCCTATCAAAAGGAAATGATAGCCGATAAAATGCAACTAATTGAGGGCTACGAGCGTATTATAAGAGGTACGCAAAACACGCCACCTTATGAAGTTGTCGCAATCGCAGGTACAGCAGAAACGTTATTATCTAACCCTTTAAATTCAGTTGAAGGATGTTAGACCCAAAGAACCCAACAACGGCAGACAGCGCACTAATTATTGCTGCAATAGTAGTAGTAATGGTATTCGTTATGATTGTGAGAGAAAGCATAACCACTACTAAGCGCAAAAAACAACACAATATTTTTGACGAAACAGATATATACTAACATGATACCGCAAAACATAGAACTAATAGCCTACACCGTAATGGCACTAATCGGAATTATTTACCTACTAAAAAACGCCACAACATGACACGTAAACGCAAACACGACCTATTTGTAACATTCCACTACCATACCGCAAGACGCAATAAACGCAAGTACACTAATCTTTTAGCCAACTTTTTAAACCAACTAAAATGCACATTTTCAAAGCAATCGAAAACAAATTAACAATAGTTACCACATCAATCGAGCAGCGCAATTTTTTAACGCAAGTACTAGATTACATGGAGCAAGAACCAGCATTACCGTTTAATGCTGATAATGATTGTGTGTGTTTATGGCTGGATGATAGCACGTATTTGTATATTTTCACCAAACCTAACGAAGTAACCGACCATATACTATTTGCCGACCTAGACCTAACATTCAACATCAAAGAGCTATCCGCAATTTGGGGCAAACATAGCAGCACAGTTCACCAGCTACTTAAACGACCTAACAACTGGAAAGCCCACAACATAGCAAGTAAAAATAAATGTGGTAAAGAGATACAAGTTACTTTGAAATTCAAATAACATTTTGTACATTTACACATCGTTAAACTAAACACACAAACACATGAGTACATTAAGAAAAGCCACAAGACAAAAGGCTAAAATCAGATTAGGACTATCAGCCGTAAGCGGTGGTGGTAAAACATTCAGTGCTATACTTATCGCTAAAGGATTAGCAGGTGGCGACTTGTCAAAGGTAGCTATCATAGATACTGAAAATGGCAGTGCCGACCTTTACGCACATTTAGGGGATTACAGCGTGTTATCACTTACAGCACCATATACACCCGAAAAGTATATAACCGCCATTAAGGAATGTGAAAATGCTGGTATGGAAGTTATTATAGTAGATAGCATTACACATGAGTGGGACGGTAAAGGCGGTATATTAGAAATATCCAATAGTATGACTGGTAACAGCTACACTAACTGGGCTAAGATTACCCCACGTCATCAGGCTTTCCTAGATGCAATTTTACAGTCCCCTTGCCACATGATTACCACCGTTAGGCGTAAGACTGATTATGAGTTAGTAGATGTGAATGGGAAAAAAGTACCGCAAAAAGTAGGACTAAAAGAGGTTACTAGAGAAGGTTTTGAATACGAGTTGACTTGTAACTTAGAACTTGACACAAAACACAGTGCAACAGTTAGCAAAGACCGTACAGGTTTATTCGATGCAAATATTCCATTTATGCCAAGTGAGGAAACTGGCAGAATGATACTAGAGTGGTGTAATAGTGGTGTGATACTACCTGAAGTAACACTAGAACAAAAGATACAACGATGCAACACAATCGAAGGTTTATCCATGCTATTTGCAGCAAATACAGACCTTAGTGATGATATGAAACAACTATTTTCAGAACGCAAACAAACTATACTAAATGCACACAAATAACGAATTATCAGCAACATCAATTTTAAGCCTATTTGAAACCACCAAAGCCGAGCGTACATCATTTGTACGTTCGGTAATAAACAGCCTAAAAGACGGCATTACAGACCCATTAAAGGTGCATTTACAGGTAAAGAATACAGAGGCTTTGATTAAGGAACTATCAGAGGATAAAGAGTACAAGGAAATGCTACTTACCCAAGCCGCAAAGCATGGTAAAAACTTTGATTTGCATAACGCTAATTTTCGTATTCAAGAGGTAGGAACGAAGTATGATTTTGCACATTGTGGAGATAGCGTGATTGATGGGTTGTATGCAGAAATGGCAGAACTAAAAGCCAAGATAAAGGAACGTGAGGAGTTTTTAAAATCATTACCGCCTAGTGGATTGGATATAGTGGACAGTGCCACAGGAGAAGTGTCTACACTACTAAAACCAATCAAAACATCTACTACATCTATTGCAGTTACACTTAAATAACCCTAACATGATAATAACAGCAAAATACATAGAAGAGCAGTTTTGGTTGGAGCGCAAATACAAAGGAGTGCTAACAGTTGAACGAATAGAACAAGTAGTTTGCAGCCATTTTAAGGTGACTATTGAGCAAGTGAAGACAGGTAGCAGACGATACAATATTACAGAATGTAGGCACTTAATTTGGTACTATTTGCGCACTACAGGAATGACATTGCAAGCGATTACCAATATGTACAATAAGAAAGACCATACAAGCGTAATACATGCACTAAATAAGGTTGAAAGGTTACTGCAAAACGATGACGAAATGAAGTACAATATATCAGCAATTAACACACAGCTAAACTTACAAAAATGACTCCCACAAAAAGAACATACGCAGAAATAGCATTTGATGACTTAATGAATGACCTTAGACGAATACTATACCTTAACACTATTGCATCTTATACGCTTGAATCATTGCGACTTAATCCATACCTAATTGAAAGTAAAAGAACTGGTACAGATGATTTGAAAAAAGCTATAAGCAGACAAATAAGCGCAATGGAAATCATAAGAACCGAATTAAAGTTATTTGGCAATAGTGATAGTTGGCATGTACTAGAACAAGATTATACAAGCGAACGAATAGAAGATATCGGGCTATTACTTGACTTTATTTCGGGTGTAAAAAATGTAGCTGAAGTAACTAAAGTGCTACAAGAAATATTTAACGAACAACTAAAATCTAATCAAAATGCCTAAAATTGGACACTTTAAAGTAAAGGCGGCACGTAACGCATATCATGTAATGGAACACATCGGGGAAGGTAGTTACAAAAAGATTGCCACACTGTATAAGTTTGCGGACACCTTACCATACAGAAATAAAAAGTGGATGACACACAACGGTCAACTAAAGTATCGTGATTTTCCCGACCCAAAAGAAAAAACAACAACACCAATTAAAAGCCGTAACATTGCACCACCAAAACCAAAAAGAACAAAGGTAGTACAAACGATGGAGTGTAGTTTGGCTGCTAAGGATAAAGCACTACAACGGATTGAAACTAAAGAGGGGATAGTAATAGCAGAGCAAAATAGACCGCAAAAAGTAAGGGTGATAGTAGATAGTAAGACTAGCATAATGGTGTACCCTAATGAAGCGGAAAATGCCATAGCAAGGTTTAATAAAAGGTATCAGCAATCACAAGAACAAAGCCATATCCACCAGCGAAAGCCGATACCCAAAGCAAAGGTTAAACAACAGCAATCAGATTTAATATTTTATAACTAAACACACAAATAACACACATGTTTAATGCAGACTTTTACCCTACGCCAGCCAATGTAATTGAGCAAATGTGTATGGGTGTTACTATTGACGGCAGCATAGTACTAGAGCCTTCAGGCGGTGCAGGTCATATAGTTGACTACCTGAAATCAAGTGGAGCAAAACAGGTTATATCATGTGAGAAACATAACGATTTACGTAGCATATTAATGCGTAAATGCAAGGTAATTTCAGATGATTTCCTGACCGTACAGTCAAGCGACATAAGCCACATTAATTTAATAATTGGCAATCCACCATTTAGCAGAGGCGATGAGCATATATTACACGCTTACAAAATAGCCCCAGCAGGTTGCACAATAGTAATGCTATGCAACTACGAAACGTACAACAACAGCTACAGTGCCACACGTAAGGAACTACGCACCATTATTGATACCTACGGCAGTTGCACCAATATAGGCGAAGCGTTCACCACAGCAGAGCGCACAACCTACACTAAAGTTGGATTAATACGCATACACAAGCAAGGTGAAAGCAAAGCAGAATTTGAGGGGTTTTTTATGGAAGATGAGCCAGCAGAGGCACAAGGAAATGGCATAATGCCTTACAACTTTGTACGTGATTTGGTTAATCGTTATGTATCAGCAGTACAGTTATATGATAAGCAGTTACAGATAGGTGCAGAAATGAATGAGTTAACAAGTTCATTTTTCACAAGTAAACTTTCATTTACATGCCAAAAAGATAGCCTGCCAGTAATGCGCAATGATTTCAAAAAAGACTTACAAAAATCAGCGTGGCAATGGGTATTTACCAAAATGAATATGCAAAAGTATTCTACTACAGGGCTAAAGAGTGATATTAATAAGTTTGTGGAGCAACAAAGCGAAGTACCTTTCTCTATGCGTAACATCTATAAGATGATAGAAATAGTGATAGGTACTACAGGCAATAGAATGGATAGGGCTATCATTGAGGTTTTCGACAAACTAACAGAACACTATAGCGAAAACAGGTATAATGTAGAAGGATGGAAAACTAACAGCCACTACCTAGTAAATGAAAAGTTCATCATGCCTTATGGAGTTAACAGGGGTTGGAGCGGTGAAATAGAATTTAGGTGGGGTAGCAAAGGAACGGAGTTAATGGACGATTTGCAAAAGGCTTTATGCTTTATCACAGGCACAAACTATGATGACATGTATTCGCTACATAGTGCAGGCAGCCACCGCTACAAAATAGAGATTGATGGCAAGATATTGATGGATAACAGACATAGTCATTTACCCTACTTAGAAAGTATAGATATTGCACAGCCGTATGCAGACAGGTTAATTTCAGAGGGTAAAAAGAACGTAAAAGTAATACCACCGATGCAGTGGGGTGAGTGGACAAAATGGGGATTTTTCGAGATTAAATGTTACAAAAAAGGTACGGTACATTGCAAGTTTATTGATACTGATTTGTGGGCTACCTTTAACCAACATGTAGCAAGAATAAAGGGCTACCCATTACCCGAAGGAATGAAAAACAAAAAAAAGTAAGACATGGACTACTCCACACGCCTAACACACTACATCAATATGTACCTTCGCTATCTTGCAGAGGGCAACATTAAGAAAACAGAATTGTATCGTAAGCGTGTGGAGTTGTTGCTTAATAATCCACCTAAACAAATAAAACTAAATTACACCGATGCTGACAATAACGAATGAAGACAACATGGCTTTAATGGCACGATACCCCGATAAGTATTTCGATTTGGCTATTGTTGACCCTCCGTATGGGTTGGGTGAAAAGTTAACGCAAGGTGGAACTTGGGCAAAGAAGTGGCAAAAAAAGGGTTCTGACTGGGATTTTATTCCTGACGAAAAATATTTCAAAGAGTTATTCAGGGTGTCGGTAAATTGGATAGTTTGGGGAGGTAATTACTTCATTGAACATTTGCCAAACAGTAGGTGCTTTGTAGTTTGGCACAAACCATACATGGACGGAATGCACACGATGAGCAATGTAGAATTAGCACTTACTTCTTTTGATAAAAATTCAAAAAAAATATCTTTAAACAAAGATTTAGGAATAGAAGAAAGGGTACACGTCACACAAAAACCAGTCGCACTTTACAAATGGCTACTTGACAAATACGCAAAACAGGGTGATAAAATACTCGACACACATTTAGGTAGCGGAAGTATCGCAATAGCTTGCCATGATTACGGATTTGATTTGACAGCTTGCGAATTGGATAAAGAGTACTTTGATGCAGCAATGAAACGAATTAATAACCATACCAAACAAATAAAACTATTTTAACATGATAGACATTCGCAAAGCACTCAGTCAAAGGTGCTACATTAAGTTCGACACAAATCAGCAGCTATGCAAGTTCCTAACAGACAACAATTTAACAACCTTTCTAGGGATTGCAGATAACGAAACAATAATAAGCGTACATCTTGACAATGACCTTATTAGCCTTGCAAAGAAAGTAGACCACGACATACCAACTTACCACCACACCGAGTTAACAATAACAGACGATGGAGAATAACAGATACCGCCTAAAAGAAGATAAGGTACTAGGCAAAATTAAGGTAGCAAGTAAGGGGGATGTAGTAACGGTGGTATGTATGCATGAGGGTGCAGACGGTATGTTTTGCAAAGTAAGCCGAGAAAAAGACGATAATTTATTTATAGTATCAACAAAACTTTTAACACCAATAATTTAACCGCCAATAGGCACAAAACAAACAATATGAGTAGCTTTAATCTAACAGGCACACTGATTGCCAAATCTGAAACACAACAGGTATCAGATAAGTTTAAGAAACGTGAATTTGTCTTAATGACAGTAGAAAACGTAAACGGTACGGAATACCCAAATCCACTCAAAATGCAAGCCGTACAGGCGAAGTGTGATGTGTTGGATAAGTACGCAATCGGCAGCCAAGTATCGGTATCGTTCAATGTAAAGGGCAACAGCTATGTTGACAAAAAAGATGGTAGCACTAAGTACATTGTAAATTTGGATATGTGGAAAATTGAGCCAGTAGCAGCCAGTACCACAGCACCACAGCAGCAGCAAAGCGCACCAGTAGAAAACCAACAAGCTATGCAACAAGCTATAGATAAACTACCATTTTAACACCCTATAAACCCTATCATTATCTAAACACACACAACTATGTTCACACTAAGAGATTATCAATTAGAAAATGTACTTGAAGTAGCACATGCGGTACACAATTACAAGCGTATAATTAACTGCATTGCTACAGGTGGAGGTAAAACTAAGATAGCCATATCCATTACCAACAGAGCATTAAGCAAGGGTAAAACAGTGCTATTTATAACGGAAAGTGATAAGATATACAAGCAGTTAGATGCTGAAATAACAGACACAACCAACATCAACAGCACTGCAAAACTTAGCTACTTAGCACCTAATCGCTTATATCTTGCAATGGCACAAACATTAGCACGTAGGGCAGAACTGATTAAACAGTTCGCTACTATGGGTAACAGCCTATTAATTATCAATGATGAAGCGCACGTAGGCACAGCTACAAAACTACTACTACAGCTACCACATGCACTACTGATAGGGCTTACAGCTACCCCAGCTATGAAGTGGGCAAAACACCTACCAACGCTATACAATTCAATAGTAGTAGGCAAACAGCCTGAATGGTTAGTAGCTAACAACTACCTTATAAAGTATCAACATGCACAGGTAACAGCAGCAAATTTAAATAGTCTGCAAATCAAAGCAGGGGAGTTTACAGAGGAAAGCCAAGAACGTATTTTTGACACCGTTAATTCACACCAGTTTGTACTACAGCACCTACGCCAATACAGGTACACTAAATGTATGATATTTTGCGCATCAATCAAATCGGCAGAGTCATTACATTCGTACCTGACCCAACAAGGCTATAAAGTTTGTACACAACATAGCAAATACGAAATACGTAGTGAATCAGTACAGGCATACGAATTAGCACAATTTACAAACCTACATAGCGGTGTAAATATTTGTATCAGCATTGCATCAATGAATAAGGGCTTTGACTTTCCGCCAGTTGACTTAATACTACTATACAGAGCAACTACAAGCCTACCATTATACTTGCAGATGTGTGGCAGGGCAAGCCGTACAAGCCCCGACACAGGTAAAGCAATGTGGACTGTACTTGATTACGGGGGTAACGGTAAGCGACATGGCAGATGGGATTACCCATGTATAAACGGTGAGCCAGTAGACTGGAATGTAGTTTGGAACACCATACCAAAAAAACGTGAAGGGGTAGCACCGATAAAAGAATGTCCGAAATGTAAATACCTATTGCCAATATTAGCACAAGAATGTAGTAATTGTGGGCATGTGTTTGTGAAAACAAAGCAGCCCAACGAGATTGAGCAGGTGCATATTGTTATGTTGGAGCAGCAAAACGCACAACTTAAAGAGATTAAAGGTAAACGCCTATCACAACTAACCCCGATTGAACTTGCTAACTATGCAAAAATTAAAGATAAGAAACCGTATGCTGCAAGGGTAGCGAAAGCCTTAACACTTACTACCCCTACATATATCTATGAGTACGCTAAAGCTATGGGATATAAAGAAAGTTGGGCAGATTTCAACGCACCAAGTTACGGAGAAAGAATTGATTTTTTCGACAAAATAGTTTAACTTTGCAGACCACTAGCGGCAACTAGTGACAAAGATATTATAACTAACCTTTAGTGGGGGATGCTTTGCCGAGCTGAACCCATTAAAGGTTAATTTTTTTAACATACTCGCACCGTACCCACTACAAGGGAGAGGTTATATTTCCTAACTAAATTACTAATATTTTTACACAATGCAAGAACTATCTGCCGTATTCGGGCAAGTACAGGAATTATTATCTGCTGGTATATCCATTGTACCAGTACGTGACAAAGCAGAAACAAAACAAGATGGAACTATCATACCTGCTAAAGTTGCCTATTCAGGTTGGAAACAATACCAATCTAATATAATTAGCAAAGAGGCGTTATGGTACGAGATGGATAAGCATAATACTACAGCTATTGCTATGGTATGCGGTGCAGTATCTGGTAACTTAGAGATAATAGACATAGACTGTAAGCACTGGAACGGTATAGATGGTAGACTTTTTAGCGATATACGCCAAATATACCCCGAACTATGGTACAGGCTGCGCATACACAAAACACCGTCAGGGGGCTATCACATACTATACAGAATTGCAGACGGTAAAGCGCAAGGGAATAAAAAATTGGCATGGAAAGCAGATGTTAAAGAATGTGGTATTGAAACAAGGGGAGAAGGTGGTTACGCACTCGCACCGCCATCAATGGGCTATTCCATACATCAGGGTGCTAACATACCACTAATCACACAATCAGAGCGTGATAGCTTGATTAATCTTTGCATCAGCTACAACCAACGCATAAAGGCAGAAGTAAGCTACAAGCCCACTAAAAAACAGACTGACTACTACGATGAAAACCCATTCGACCATTTTAACGGTAGCATAGCAGCAGAGGACATATTAACAGCTAATGGTTATAAGATATTTAATGACCATGATATGTACCGCAGGTGGACACGACCTAACAGAAATGAAGGGGGCGTATCTGTAACATTTCGCAAAGATTACCGATTATATTATTTTTTTACCACCAGTACCGAATTTGAGGCGGGCAAATGGTTAACACCAGCAGCAGTACTATGTACTTTACAATTCGGTGGTGACTACAAAAAACTATACCGTCACTTAGTAGATAGTGGATATGGTAAAATTAAACATGAACATGAACAACGGATAATTAAGACCGCTACAGCCTATAATACCCCTACACCTGCTAACATATCAGATGAGGCAAAGCAGTTTGTACAGGACATACTACAAAAGGCTACAGAAACGCACCCACATGGCATATTTTGGGCGATAAATGACAAGGGCGGCACATACATCAGCCGAGAAAAATTGTACACCGTATCGCATGGCTTAGGCTATCGCTTACATAAAGAAGATGTAACCAAAATACAAGGGTACAAAATATGTCGTACCGATGCACGTACATACTTTGATGAATTAAAATCATACATACATATCGAAGATGCCGAAGAGTATGAAACAGTTTTTAATGCGTTAGATGAATTTATCCAAAAGTCAGGCAAACATATTATTGCCAGCCTACCCATATTAGATACATCAGTCATACTGACCCCCACTAAACACCTATCATATAAGTTCTATAACAACTGCTATGCTACTATTGATAAAGATGGAGTTGAAGTGCTACCCTACAGCAATCTACCAGCTAACAAATTAATATGGGAAAACAAAATACAACTACGTGACCTAACAGTAACAACAGATAACACCCATAAAAATTCACTTTATTACAAATATCTTGACCTATCAGTTAGTGTTACACCGCACGTATTGCAATGTATTGGCTATCTATGCCACGAATTTAAAGACGAATCAGACGCATATATAGTAGTATTAGTTGAGCAATGTCCCGACCCAAAGTCAGGGGGCGGTAGCGGTAAAAACATATTTAGCAATATGCTTAAATACGCTACAAGTGTTAAGAACCTGCCAGGAAGTCAAGTAGTATTAGATAAGGATTTTTTGCAGTCATGGGACTACGAAAAAGTACTATCAATATCAGATGTGCCGAAAAAGTTTGATTTCCTATTTCTTAAAGAACTGTCAAGCGGTAACGGTATCAACAAAAAGTTATTCAAAAATATTAGTACCGTTGATGTGGGAGATATGCCTAAGCTATTAGTCAGCACAAATTACAGTTATGAGGTGTCAGACGGTGGTTTAAGGCGTAGAATTATACCGATTGAATTTACTGACTTTTTTACAAAAGCAGGTGGCGTAAATACCCACTTTGGCAAGATGTTTCCTACCGACTGGACTACCGAAGATTGGCAAGCCTACGACAACATTATCCTTGCATCTATTCAGCAGTGGCTCAAGGTCATGAGGCTTACAGCCCCACAATTAACGGAAGGTGGGTGGCAAAAACAATTTGAACAAGAGTACGGATTATTAACTTTACAGTTCATAGAGGAAAATATTACAGAATGGAAACTTATAAAAAAAGTGCAAGTTAAAGCGTTCAATAACACCTACGATACCTTTTATTCTGATAATGGGGGTAATAAATTGTATAAGTTATCATCTATACGGCTTAATTCAGCACTAGAAAGCTATTGTCAAAAACATGAAATACACTTTGAAAAACAAGTGCTAATCAAAGAAAATGGTATAGTTGATAGATATAAGTTATTTGATAGTCCCGAAAAAAATAGCAATTTAGCAGCGGAAGTGCCATTTTAAGCAAAAGGTAACAAACTTCCTTGTTACCTTTTCAAAGTTTGTTACCAAGTTTGTTACCGATAAGCCTTTGATTATCAATGACTTATACAAAAGGTAACAGAGTTACAGACTTTTTTACTTAATTACGTGTATAGAGAAAAAAAAAGAAGAGAGTAGTAAAAGCAAAAAATAAAAGGGCTGCAACTTTTTTTATTATTATAGAATGCTATGAAAAATGGGTAAAAGTTTGTTACCCGACGTTTTGGGCGAAAAAAGCACTGATTATCAATGAGTTAGCGGTAACAAAGTTGCAAAAAAAAGGTAACAAAGTTGGTCAAAGTTTGTTACCCAACATTTAAATAACAAAACACAATTAAAGCTAAAATAACTTTTACACTTAGAGCAATGACAAAACAACAACTACTCGAACAAGATGCAATAGGGTGGGCATCAGAAGATAAACTACAAGCCGCATGTTACCAGTGGGCGCATAATACCTATCCCGAAATAAGAGGTACATTATTCAGTGTGCCGAATGGTGGGTACAGGAACAAAATTGAGGTAATGAAAATGAAAGCGACAGGGCTTACATCAGGTGTACCTGATATGCTTTGTGTGTACGGTGGTAAATTAACGGCAATAGAGCTGAAAAATGGGGCGAATGGTGTACTTAGTAGGGAACAGAAAGAACTACACCTTATTTGGGCTAATAATGGGCATTACGTGCATGTTTGCAGAACGGCAAGTGATTGGATAAATGTAATTGAAACAATACTCAACAATTAGGGCATGAAAACACAAATCAGAATAAGCCGACAAGACCGAGAAAACGTGCTAAACAAGTATGGGTGCAAATGTGCATATTGCGGTAATGCGTTAAGTATGCAAATTCTAAAACTAGACAGCACTAATAACCAGTTATATCCAAGCTGCATGAGGTGTAAAAGGCGTAAGGGGAGTAAGAGTATTCAACAGTTTAGATTTCATATTCGGGTACAGCACGACAAACTAAGGGAACTGAATTCTAAATTTACTTTGTGTTTAGATTATGGCTTAGTAACCGATGTAACAAACGATGTAATTTTCCACTTTGAAAAATAGGCGAAATAAGGCGTTATAATTACAAACCTATATCTATATACCATTTAACTAAAAAACCCCCGTAATCGAAAGATTAGGGGGGTTTAAAGCTATATTGCGGTGGTCATACTATCAACCCACTTTTGAACGCTACCATGTTTACTGATTATGTTAGCTTTTACAGTGGGTTTTATTCTTATTGTGGTAATCTCTTTTGGTGCGTTACCGTCTGATTTGCGTTGTTCGGCTCGGATAATCTGCCAAGCCCTATTCCATGCCTTAGCCTCGCTTTGTTGTTTAGGTAGCCAATTAGCATTTATTATTATCAAAAATGTGTTTGTGTTTAGTTCCTTACAAACCGCATCGGGGTAAACTTGTAAAACCTTTACTTTACTTATGATTGTTCTAGGCATGTTAGTAGTTTTGGATTAGTGCCGCAAGTAGCAGCAGCGTTAAGAATATTATTATTTTGCGTATCATGTGGTTAAATTGTTTCGTCTGAAAATATTACATGGCATTTCATTTCGTTATCTATCTCGGTGTATAGGGCTTGTATTTTATTTCTTAACTCATCTCTATATGCTTTATCGTCTGCAAATACTTCTATCAGATTTGCGTCTAATCCCAGTGTGTAATAGTAAGGGCGTATGCCTACACTCATGTCACCTCTAAACTCTATTGTAGCACTAAATGTATCAGACCCTAGTATCTCTACATTCAATGTAATACCCCTATCATTTTGCGTGTAGCACCAAATTTTGTAGCCGTTTTGAAAGTCTACATAAATGCAAACATCTGGAGTGTTGTTAAGTAATATGTCAACTATTACACCTGCCATGTTGTTAAACATATCAGAGTCGACAACATTTGCCCCTGTTATTACTCTTACTTTTTGCCCTACTTTAAATTGTGTGTTCATAAAATGTGTGTTTTGTTTTGCCCACAATAGCCGCCTGAATTAACAGAGCGGCTCGGTGGGGGAGTGTAAGATTGTATTATGCGTTTACTGTATTTTGTGCATATTCCAGAACATCAGAAGGTAAGTATCCGCTATAGTCAGCTATTAGCTGTAATTGTGCATCGGAACAATCTTTAAGATAGCAAGTGAAAGTAGTATCATATTGATTGTCTATGTTTATGCTGCCAATACCAGTAGCTTCATCTTCTGTAGTCAAACCTACTATTTCACCGTTATCGGCAACATAAACCAACGCACCCAAATCAAGACCTGTACGTGATTTGAATTTTGCAGCCAAATTAAGGTCGTTATCGCTATCCATTACCTCAATGTATGCAGCTTGCAGGTTCTCACGATTACCGATAGCTTTCCATACTTTCATGGCGTTTTCAAATGCCAAATTTAAATCGCTTGTAAAGTAACCTATATTTTTGCAGCCCAAAAAGGTAACGTGACCTGCATTGTAAAATTGTCCGCCTCTACCAATGTGAAAGGCTACTATTGTGTTTTCTATTGTCTGTGTGTTTGTTGTCTGTGTGTTCATAACTATGTGTGTTTGTGATTGTAAAAGTAATACACTTTGAATTAATAACCTAATTTATTTTGAAAAGTTTTGCAGTTGTACGGATGCTGCACCCCGAAATAAGTTAATCCACATAGCAGTAACTAATTGCTACTATCGGCATAAAATTCTTATCAAAACTTTTATAAAGTCTAAATAATTTAGCACCAGTATTGGTATCAAAACCTTCAAACATTAGGTTTGCGCAATCGCTTGCGGCTACTAAATTTGATGTGCTATTACATTTGTTATCAGCTATTATTTTTGCTGAATTGATTTGAGCGGTAGTAAATGTTGTCTGTGTCATTGTGTGTTTGTTTAATACTGTAAAGGTAATCCATTATGTAATACAATGTGCATTTATTTTGAGATATTTTTTATTGTAATACTGCATAGCCGATACAGGATATTCAATAGATAGAATAGATAATAACAAAGGATATTATAAAGAAAATTGTAGGTGGGCTACACAACATGAACAGCAAAACAATAAGAGAGATAGAAAACAAAGATGTAATTTTCAATAGATTTTATCTATACGCACCCATGAGAAAGGCACGGGTCCTCCCATAGATTTTTTCTATATCGCAATGGATGAAACC